TGTTGCATCTGCATCTGTTGGGCTTCTTGCGTTGGCTGCATAGCTTGCTGCATTGCTGACAATAGCTCTTCACGGTTTGACAAATTCATGTTGTCGATAACCGACTGCACGAGCGTCATATAAAGCGGAGAGTCTTGTCCCATTGTTTGTAGTAACTGGACAAGTTGAGTGACTTCATACTCACGAGCAATAATGCCCAGCGTTGAACTAGCATTAAACTTGTAGTCAGCAACCGGATAGTTTTCTGGATCAAACTGCATATACCGATAAGCCGCTTTTTTAACGAACGGAATCAAGAAAGATTGCTGGAAGTTAATTAGTGTGCGCTTATGTCTCTTAATAACAGCGCCCAGCGACATGCTAATACCCGCCGCCGTAGCTTCGCCGTTTACGTTACCCGCAAGTCCTGCCGAATCGACCGCACCTGTAGCTTGCTGCACCATCTGCTGAAGAGCGCCGGCTTGCGCAAAGGTAATTTGATTAACCTGACCGAAGTTAAAGGGCTGCAATACCTCCCTTGGATCTCCATTAGTAAGAATCATCTTACCGGGACGAACTTCTGGCTTGGCTCCACGCGGCAAACGGGTTGCATCAATTGCCATCATTGGGTGAATAGTCAGACTTAATGCGTCAATACGTGCGCGAAGTTCGGTATCGAGTGCCTTTTGACTGTTGTAACCCTTTTCGCAGACGCCACGACCCCAGAATCGCCCTGGCACTACGTCCCAAGGAAAGGCAACAACTGGCCGATCCTGCATCATGTAAGGATTTGGCTCTGCTTTTAACAAGATTCCGCCGTTAGCAATGACTACAATCGCTTCGACGTAGTAACTTTCCTCTTCTGTGGCAATGTCATCGACATCTTCTAGCGCAGTATCAAGCAAATGACGCGGGACTAAGCCGTAATACTTAGTTAAGCGGACTTTATCGTCGTTATAGATTGTAATGTCCTGATCTGGCTCAAGATCGGTGTCTGCTGCAGCTGGGCCGACGTATTCTTTGCGATATACACCCTGTTCTTGCAGCAATTCTACCGAATGACGGCTAACAAACTCGTCAATGCACACACCTAGCGCCTCATCCACGCTAGTAGCTACTGGGTCTATCAAGAAGTTTTGAGGAAGGACAGGCTTTAGCTTTACCTTGACCCGATCTGTAATGTTAATACCAACAGCCTGAAGGTCGCCATCCATAATTGGCTGGGTGGCTGGCACCATTTCCTTCATTTCTTCGATAACAATCTCACCGATGCCCGTACCAAACACCGCAGAGTTAATTAGGCATTCTGCAACGGCCTTGCGTACCATGCAGTCTTCAAAATCTTCGGTAAGTTTGTTTCTTAGGAACTGTACGTCCTGCTTTTCGGTGTCTCCCATGTTGTCAGAGACATCAAACCACTTGCCACGGCCAAAAGTAGCTTCTTCTAGCTCGGCTACATTAGACTCAACGGCCTGCTGAAGCGCAGGAGAGATAATGCGGGAGCGCTCAGAGCGACGATCGCTATCAGCAGGATCCCATATTCCTCGCCATAGTCTGTAATATTCTTCAAAACGGCTTTCGTAATTCGACTCATAGTAGTCGCGCCAATCCTCACATTTGGTTATCACCCAATCTTCTATAGACTGCTCAATAACAATTGGGTCTTCTTCGTTAAATTCGGCCATATCAGTACCCTGCTACCACGTCTAGTATTTCGTGGTCTTCAATTTCGTATTCGTAGTCATATGCTACGTTAGCTAACTGGTCAATATACGCGAGCGCATCCACCAAGTCATCGTGTGTCAAAGAATCAGGAAACTGAAACAGTTGGTCAAGGAATCGTGAGTTCCACTCTCCCTTGTTTAGCGTTATAAAACCGTTTTCAAAACGGCCCTGTAGCGCCCACATGATTCTATCCGTTTTCTTTTTGTTACCGTGAGTTAATTCTTCAACTCTAAAAAAATTACCATATCTTTTTTGCAAGTCAGCAAGCGGAGACATTACGGCTTGTTTGGCGATTCCTCGCTCGATACCCACACTAACGGGGCGATAATCTCTGACTGCCTGAAAAATTTTGGCTGCCGTTTCGTCAAGGCTCCAGCGTCCGTAGATAATATTATCAACAAACCAGCCATGCTCACTAACTTTAACAACGGCAATCGCAGTATCATCTAGCTTTGTGTTTTTTGTTCGCTTCTTGTTAACTTCTTCAAAGCCCGCTAAGTCAACCGCGATGTAGTAGTCGCCTACATCCGGCTCATCCTCACTAAAGCGTACCCAGTCTTCCTTAAACATCTCTGAACCGCGGGCTTCAAACGACGCCATAAATTCTTGACGAAACGCATAACTCGACATACTGCGTTTAGCAATGTCAATTTCGCCCGCGTCCAGTATTGGATTGTCATAAGAAGTAAAGTGCCAAGCCTTGTACGTTTCATCATCACCAAACTCCGCGTATTTATACAGCTCGTAAAAATGATTTCTTCCCATCGGCGTACCGATAAACATTGCACAGCCTTTTTGATCCGCAAGTGCCGGTCTCAAAATTTGCTCGAACACATCAGGCTTCATATCCGCGTATTCGTCCAATACTAAGAACTTGAGGCTAACTCCTCGCATAGTTTCGGGTCGATCGGCTCCTTTAAGACTAATGGTTGCGCCATTAACCAATTTGATCTGTAAATTATTGATGTGACTACCAGCAATAACAGGATGACCAAGCTCAAGAAGTGTCTGCCACATGATGTCTCTGGCCTGTCCTTGGGTGGGCGCAACATAAAATACGTGTCCTTTATCTGCCTGTAACGCGTTTACTATTAACATCCACGCAGCAAGACGCGACTTACCTGTCCGTCGTCCCGCCGCAACAATTTTAAAGCGAGTATCATCTGCCCAAACTTGTTGTTGCCACGGCAGAAGCTCAATATTTAAATCAGTCAAGCTCGTCTAGCTCTTCTTCTGTTAGTTCGCGTTCTGTTGCCCCTGCCTGAAGCAATAAATCGTTTAGCTCAACAGGAGACCCAAACTTATACATAACCGCCGGAACAGCCCGACGTCCCGTAAGTAATTCGACCATATCCCAACCAGGCTTTCCGGGCGGGATTTTTACATACTTATGATCTATTTCGTACTTAGTTAGCTTAGTGCGAATCGCTTTGCAGCCCGCGCACCAGTCAGCCCCAAGAACAATAACCATTTTACGATCCGTTAAAATTGTTAAATGCTGCTGATCTTTCTAATAACTTAAAAGTTACCGCTACTTCCATCTGCCCTGTTGACGAAGACGCTTGAGTTTTTACAGTGTCCCCATTATGCAGCACAAAAATACCGACGTCGTTTTGACCGCCTATGATTTCTTTGTTACCTGCGCCAATGCTAGTACTGTCAAAGAAGTACATCTGGTCTACGCCACCTGTTTCCCACCAAAGGCTTACTTGGTTTGTACTGCCACCGTGGTTAGCAATAAAGATATACACAATGTGTATCGTGTAACCCGCCGGTATAGTAAACAGCGTCTGTTCAGTAGCGTCTGATAGCGTAATGTGCTTTGTATGAAGCATTAGGAATAAGTCCACATGACTGGAGTTGTCTTGCGATCATCAACGTGAACGAATCCTTTTGCAACCCCGATACCACCAAAATTCATTTTGAGCGCCCAATGCACGATATTCATTCGCTCTACGCCGTTAGATACCGCAATGTCTGCTGCAATCCCTTGATTATGGGTGCCGGGTGTAGTTTTTGAGGCTTCGGCAGGGTGTGTTGCGTCCCGATAGCCTGAGGTAATGCGAAACGGGAAGCCACATTCTTCACGCAACTGATCCAATCGCTCTAAAAATGCGTCATCCATTTCGTTTAGGTTGGTATGCGTACAGTTAAACTCTTCTAGTCTAAAGAACTTCACCGTTGTCCCCATCAATTACCGTGGGTTGGATAGTAGATGGATCAATATCCTTGACCTCTGCCGTACCCACACCTGTTATGTTGATCTGAATAGCGGATTTCCCGCCGTTTTGGACGACATCCTTTTCAAAGGCCGCCACAGGCAGTATTCGATCCATAACTAACTTCCATGCCGCCGCCTGATTCTTATGATCGTGGTCTAACGCAGCATCAAAGATGGTATCAAGTACCCGTTTGGACTTAGGGGATG